TGATAATAGTATAATCGGTAATATAGATAAAGGATTTAATGTAATAGATGAATTAATAAAATCAACTATTGAATTATTATTTACACCAATACGAGAATTATTTAAAGTCTACTGTGATTTATTAACTCACAAAAATAATGTAACCTTTCTTGTTGAGGGGTTAGGTGACGCAAAGTGTCTATTGATATATACAGATGAAAAAGATGAGTTTACAGGACTACCATATAAAGGAATGAGTATATTAGATATACTTAATACGTTAAAGTTATGGGTTAATTGTTTCGAAACCGTATGCGATGGGCTTGTTGATGACTATAGATTAAAACTTAAAGAAGCGAATGAAGATTTACGCATAGATAGTAAATTTTGGCGTGATATTGTTTACATTGATTTATATCAATCATGTATTGCCCAAAAAGTACAACGATCTCAAGATAGACCTACCATGATACGTGAATTATTCATAAAAAATAAAAATAAGGGAAAAGATCCATTTAATAATCTTATAGATGTATTTAAACAAGTAGGTAAAATATCATATGAGACTAGTACAACCGATCGAACAATAGGCCAGGTAGCGGAAGCTCTAAAATTTGCAAACGGACCTGAAGCGGAAGACGTACCATTAGAACAAGGTGTTGATGAATTTGAATCAGGAGTAGAAGAGAAGGTCAAAGATATTATACGCAATATTAAAAACTCACTTGACCGAGATCCTTATTATGAATTATTTTTACAGTTGTTAGAGTGGCAAGCTAATTTTATTAAGAGTGAGTCTCATGTTAAATTAATATATGATACGATTGAACAGAATCAGCGTATAAGTAAAGTTATACCTGATTCTACATCAATATCAACCGCAAAGGATACCGGGGCAAGTGAGCGTAGATCTTTTGGTAATCCTAATGTTATTGATGCTATATTCTACCCAACATATCAATTAAATAATGACTATGAGCAAGATGAAATTGATATGATAGGTGGTTATTCAATGCCTAAGCAAAATGAAAATGAACCAAAAGATTTATATTATAATAGAGTATATCAGGAGATATTTTCATAATGGGTATTAATTATAAAAAAGATACAACAAAGGGACATTATAAAGTATTACATCCCGAAAAATATTTAGGTAATAAACCCACAATATATAAATCAAAATGGGAATTACAAGTATTTCATGCGTTAGATGTAAATCCATATGTTTTAAAATGGGGTTATGAGTGCATTGAAATTTATTACCATCACCCATTATATATGAATATGACGGTTTATTATCCAGATATATTTTGTCATGTAAAAATGGATAGTGGGGTAGTAAAACAATTCTTAGTAGAGATAAAACCTCAAAAATATGTAGAAATGCCCACTAAACCAACCCCACCTAAAAATAAATCGGCTCAAACGGCACAGTCAGCTGAAAAATATAGAAAACGAATGTTAAAGTACCAAAGTGATGTTAGGGACTTTATGGTAAATACAGCAAAATGGGAAGCAGCTGAAAAATGGTGCTTGAAAAATAACGTAAAATGGCGTATATTAACAGAAAAGAATACCACTAACTTATTCGGTTAGGAGTACTAATGAGCTGTTGTGAAAATAAAGATCCTTTAGATCGTATTTATGTCCCGTTAAGTGAACGACTCATCCAATTCGGTGAAGATACTTATGGTGAAATGGTAATGGATAAATATAAATATACACATATGTGGGTATTTACTTTTTATTCTGATATTGATTTTTGTGAAACTTGCCAAAAACGATTTACTTCAATGAATAAATGGTTTTCTGATTATGGTTTGTTTGATGATCCTATTAGAAATGTTAAATGGGTCGTTGAGGATGAACCAGAAAAAAATATGATATATAAAGAAATGGGATTTACTAAAACCCCTATGCATATATTTACTGATTCCGATGGGAAAATTATTGATATATTTACTGGTTTTCCTACACCAGAGTGGCTAGAAAAATATATTTTACCATTAATAAGAAAAGGGACTAGCTTACTATGATAGATAAAGATACAGTATATATAATTGGATATACCTTGGATGCGACTTTAATCGCACGTGAATTAGCGGAAAAGAAAAATCTAAAGGTAATATTTTTAAATACTGGTATACTAGGTCACCCTTTAGATGACATTGGTGATTATATAACACATGAAGATATGATACGAATAAATGCTTTGGATGTTATCACACCTTTTAAAAAATTATCTAACAGTACATACGCATTTATACCATATAATGAATTAAAATTCGTTAATAATAGAAATGGGCTAATTAGCTACCCTCTAAATAAGTCTAGTTTTGATTCGGCTGAAGAATGGGAGCAAGTAGAGTACTGTATATTAGAAATAAATAAGTTTAGAGAAAAACTAGAACAATCATCTAATTTCATTAACATATACAAAAACTTCTTCCCAAAATGGCTATATGATAGTATGCTAAAATATATGGGGGTGAGCAAATGGGGTGACTTTCGTCAATCAAAATTTACTCGTGATGGATTAGCAAAAGAAATCGACTTAAGTTATCTGGATGTCAGTAATACAGGTACTATGTATGCTCCGGTTAATGGATATAATCAATTGTGTAAAGAGATATTAAATCATCCTAATATAACACTCGAAGACTATAAACTAAAAGATGTCAATAATTTTTTGCGCACCCGGTTTAAAAATGCCGATGTTATAGTATGTGATAATAGAATTGATTATATATGTAATTATACTTATGGTAATTTTGATAGAGTTGTATTTGAAACTGAAAAAACAAATGAAACAAATCTAGAAGAATTTTTTGATATTAGTGAAGGTATTGTTCTAACACCCACTAAAGATTATTGGTGTATCACAAAGCATCAAAATGATATTACTAAAATACGAAGTCGCTATATTGACGATCTATCAAATAACGAATTATCTGTTATTGCCCCTACAATAACCAATAAAAAAATTTATAGCGAATACCAAAAATTGATATCACTATACTCGGATAAGATCTTATACTTGAGTAATAATACTATAACTTTTATAAAATAGGTAAAGTCAAATAGACATATAAACTATTGTTGATTGACAATTTATATAAAAAATACTATCTTATATAAAGCGATAAGTATAAAAAGGAGCATATCATGTTTTTTGGTTCATCTAAAAAGAATAATAATGTTAATGACTCTGATTCCCCTGAGCCAATTAATCAATCAGATTTAATCTCTGCATGGAGTGAAGATGATGAAAAAGCTTATAATGAGTGGCGAGAGAGGAAATTAAAAAATAAAAGTAAATATACGTTATGAAAATAGGATTAATAATACCATCATATAAGCAATCAAAGTATGTGTTTAATATATTAGATGGAATTAGTAAACAGAGTATTAAACCAGATTGTATATACTTCGTGATAGATAGACCCGAAGATGATAAAGGACCATTGGATCATAATGGAAATCCATTAGAATCATTTGATGCCATCGACTATATATATAGAAATGTTGATAAATTCCCCAATTTAAATGTTAAAGTATTACAATTTGATGCTCCTAAAACGACAGTTAGAACTGACAGCCCATATTTTTTTGCTGGTATTGCTAGAAATGTAGGAGTAAGAGAAGCAATTAATGATAATTGCGATCTATTTGTTTTTATCGATGGTGATTGCATACCACAACCAAAATTAATAGAATCACATCGAATGAATTGTAATAATACATTACCCATATTAAGTGTGGGTAAAAGGCTAGAGCAACAATATAGATGGTCAGATAAAAGAGAAGTCGAATTACCTCAATTAGATTTGTTTAATACAAAAGGCACTCTTATAAATAATCCTGAATTATTAAAAAAGTCACTAGTGGTCTGGAGTTGTAATATTGCGTTAAATCGATCAGCCGTTAATAGACTTATGAAATTCAATAATATCTATTATAATAAAGAAGAAGTATTTGCATCTTTATTCGATGGTGAGTGGGGTGGAGAAGATAGTTTTCTTGGCATTGAAGCATGGTATTGTCGAATATTTATAAATACAATTGGGATAAAAGGTGCGGGTGTTACTCATACCCATCACCCTCGTCCATCACATAGTCATTCAATTAACCATAAAAAATATTTCGATGATCAAATTGAAATACTTAGAAAAAAGGTAGTTGTAAATCCACTTAGATTAACTTTCTTTAATTCTTAATTATGTTTCCTAATGAATCGTATTTAACACCACCTTTTGTAAATACATAGCCCTCAGATGTTGCTAGTTTGCTAACATTTTCGCCTTTATATACACTGTTTTCTTCTGCGTATATACGTGCGGTTATATCAGACTTATCGGTTTCAAATGCGGCTTCATTATAATTACCATATTTATCTATGGTACCGGGATCTAACGCTTGTAGGTATTCAGAATCTGTGGTATAATCACGTAATCCTTTAAAGGTTGTTTTAAATGATCCTTGGAATGTATTAGGTGCTTTAAAATCAATAGTGAATTCCATTCCCTTAGCAGGCGATTGATTTGTCAATTTCATATCACTCATACCAGCGGGTACTATAGAATTGAACTCATATACATGCACAACAACATCTTCTAAAATAAGATCACGGGCTTGTCCGTTTTCTTTTTTTGCGCTTGTGTCATATGATGGATTAACCCAGTCTTCCTGTAGCACCGCTATATACATACCTAGTTTTTGAAATGAACTGCGAGGCTTTAAAAATTCAGGTGTGAAAAATCTATTAGTTAATGCATTAAAGAATTGATACATCATCATATTTCGATCTTCTTTAATAGTTAATTTTATAACACCCATGCCACCGTAACTTTCCACTAATGGATATTGGATGGACTTAGTTGCATCTATATTAAATGCATCTCGTATTTTTGGCCTTACGTGTGGAATGAGGGCATCTTTACATGCCCATCTTAAGTCAATTACGTTTTCCTGTGGGTCTTTATGTAAAGTTAACCATCTATTCAGAGCAATATTTGATATTTTTGTGCTCTTCTGTAATTTGGCTTGTGTTCTTCCGTATTCCAATGATTCTTGGCGTAATTTTGCGATAGTTTCTGCAACATATGGTCCATAAAACCCGACAAAAAATTTATTGGGCTTGAATATACTCCCGTTAGCTAAGAATAGATCTATTCTCTGTTTCATTGAATTTTCTAGCATATTTAATGATGGCATTATACTTATTCCTATTTATTAACAATACAATTTGGTGTTGTATCTTTTTGGGGTGGGTCCATTCGAATAATTCGTTTTAAACTATATAAAAAACTCATTGTAAATTTTACTGGACTTGGTCCCATAAAATTAAGGTCAAGGTCACTTACCTTTAGCGGGTAGCACCTCTCATATCGTATTATTTGATGTCGCTGAAAAGAATCATCGGCCATATGAACTTCGATATATGGAATCCATGTTCTTCTATTTCTATATTGCCCATCATTGCCATATACTCGATGTCGTACATCAGCCACTGGGACACCGTCAGTTTTCCCGCTTTGGATTGTTTCCATATATCGATGGAAAGTCCAGTAGTTTTCTGCTCGGTCATCACTTATCATTGTTACAGTGAATACTGAATCATTATATTCATTATCTTCTGTAATTGGTATATGAACTAATGCTTTGTAGTTACCATCAGTCACATATTTTAATTGTAATCCCGGTGCGACAAATGCTGTTATATTACCATTAATGGTTTCTGATGAAGGTGCATCTTCCTGTGTATATGATACAGGCAATGCCCCAATAACACACCGAGACGTACCTTGGTGTAATCTACCTATATTCCTATTTAATGCTGGTCCATCCATACTATAATCCTATATAACTTTCTTCGCCATCTCGTGAAGTGAAATATATTTGACTCACTTCATCTTTTAGTTTATCAAAGAACTCATTTTCAATTAAGTCATCACATGTACCTTTTTCAACATATGCAATAGTTGCATGTGGTTTATATTCATCAAACTTATCAGTATTATCCATATTATCTGATATCAATGAATTCAACTTATTTAATTTTTCACTTTCTATTTCTATTTTAATTACATCAAAGTTTGGGTTAGTATCAAACTTACTAACTTTACCGAATGTTAGTTGTATTGGTCCGCAACCATCTACCAGTTCAATTAATTTATCGGGTTTTATATCATGCAATCCATATTTTATAGTTACATGTGGTATATATTCAAATCCTTCAATTCCAGAATCATTATCAATATAAAGATTTTCTTTATCTATATTTTTTTCAGCCCAATATCGTATTATTGGCGCAACATCTTCGCTTAAATTTAGCATGGCGCAGCTATATTGATATACATAATCCTTGGGCTTTGTGTCATGTATCTTTTCCATATTACTCCCATCATTTACAATAGACTCTATAATAGTCCGAGATCGTTTCTTCGGGCGAATGGGATGTAAATGATTAGTTATTGTATTTTTTAAGGTATTCATAAGCTTCCTCGCCTATAGTTTATAAACTCTGAAGTAAACTAAAGGTATATTATTATGAACCAAACAGACAAATGTGACGGAATTGATCCAGATCTACAAGCCGGTACTACAATAAAGGGTGCAAGTGAAATATCATCATCCACTAAATTTAATCCACAAAAAATAGGAGGGTTTAGACCAAATGAAGGTGATACACACGGAGCTAAAATATTAGAAGTACCGGACTGTACAGAATAAAAAAGCCCCATACGGGGCTTATTTTATTATACATCGTGTTATTTACATATATCTAGAAAAGTCTATTCCCTTAGGTAGTTCCATCTTAAAATCTGCAGATGGGTTAACGACTCCTACGTTATCTTCCTTTGGCTTATCAGCATTAGAGTTAACTGTAGGCTCGGATACTCTACCATCATATTGTGTTACTTGGTCAGTAGTTCCTTTAGGCATATCCTCGGATTGAGGTTTAACGGAACCTACACCAGTTTTAGATTTTGCTGCCTTTTCGACTATTTTATTTTCTTCATCTGTTGAATCCCAGTCTGTTACTTGGTCATTATTAGTTTTGGGCATATCTTCAGATTGTGGTTTAACCGCACCTACACCGGTCTCAGATCCAGTGGATTTTTCTACTGTTGTGTTATTAGTAGTTGAATCCCATTCAGTTACCTGGTTGGTATTATTTGATGGCATATCTTCAGCTTGCGGTTTAACTATACCGGTTTGGTCGTCCATTCCATTTGCTTGTTTAATCATATTCTGGATATTAGTAACAATAGAATAATCTTCATAGCTTTCACGTTCAGTTTTTGGTTTAACAATGCCAGTTAAGTCCTTGCCTTCTCTGACTGCTTTATCTCGATTATTTAGATATTCTTTATAGTCACTAAAGTGCTCAGCTCCATCCGATTTAACGGGCTTCCAAAAAGGAAATAAGTATTTTTTATCTCCCACTGTTTTTTCTTTCATTTCTAAAGGTTTTGTATGTTCAATATTCTTTTTGAGCATTTTTTCAAAATCTTCATTATTGGGCATATCAAATTTCGACATATTGTCCTCAGATAGTATAATTACTTTACAATAGTTTATAATATATTTAAAATGCCTGCTTTTATAAACTTATAATAAATATTAGGAGTGATCATGACCCCGAATAATAAATTCATGACTTTTTTAGAAAGTATAAAAACCGTAAACCCAGAACTGGTTAATGGAATTCAAAAAGCATATCTAGTAATTAATGAAGCAACTGAAGACTTAGTTGATGACGTTGATGACTTACTTGCTGGTATGGATTTCGATAAGCTTATAGCAGCTAAAGCAGAATATGATAAATCTAAGCAAAGCGAACTTGAAAAGAAACTAGACGAAGAAGCTTATGTGGATGTAGACGATCCAATGTATGCTGAAATGATTGCTGGTCTAGGATATGGTGAATTAGCCAAGAATCTTGAGTTTGTATTAGATAAAATGGCTGTGCTAAATGCTAGACGTGAACAGGATGATGTTAATAGATTGCATTCATTGTTACGAGAAATTGAAGTAGCTGAAGATATAACAGAAGATCAAGCTGATGAATTGGGTATGTTAGTCTCTGAATTAAAACCATTGGCTGAAAAAAGAATAGCAGGTGGTGATGATGACGCAGCAGCGGCTGCACTATCAGCAAAGCGTGCTTCTAAAGAAGACCAGAACTTGGCTAAAATGTCAGGTAGTG